TTAGTAGGTAACTTATTATGAGTGATAATATCTATTTGGGAAATCCAAACCTGAAAAAAGCGAATACACAAATTCAATTCACTGAAGAACAAATTATTGAGTTCTTAAAGTGTAAAGAAGATCCTGTATATTTTGCTAGAAATTATATTAAGATCGTATCTCTTGATCACGGTCTAGTTCCTTTTGAGATGTATCCATTTCAAGAGAAGTTGATTGAAAACTTTCACAAGAACAGATTTAATATTTGTAAGATGCCCCGGCAGACGGGTAAATCTACAACTTGCGTCTCATACTTACTACATTATGCCGTATTCAACGATAATGTAAACATAGCTATTTTAGCAAACAAAGCATCTACTGCTAGAGATTTACTTGGTAGATTACAACTTGCTTATGAGAACTTACCAAAATGGATGCAACAAGGTATTATATCTTGGAATAAAGGATCTCTGGAACTAGAAAATGGATCCAAAATTTCATCTAACTCTACTTCCTCATCTGCTGTCCGAGGCGGATCCTATAATGTCATCTTTCTTGACGAATTCGCGTTCATTCCAAATCACATTGCTGATGACTTCTTTGCATCTGTTTATCCTACTATTTCTTCTGGACAGAGCACGAAGGTAATCATCGTTTCAACACCACGCGGTATGAACCACTTCTACCGTATGTGGCATGACGCTGAACGCGGCAAGAACGAATATGTACCTACTGATGTTCATTGGTCTGAAGTGCCCGGAAGGGACGCTGCGTGGAAGGAACAGACGATTGCGAACACTTCCGAACAACAGTTCAAAGTTGAGTTTGAGTGTGAGTTTTTAGGATCGGTTAATACTCTTATTAATCCATCAAAATTGAGAAATCTTGTTTATGAAGATCCGATTAAGAGAAATGCTGGATTAGATGTATATGTAAATCCAAAAGAGGAGCATAACTACCTAATCACAGTTGACGTTGCAAGAGGTCTTGGAAACGACTACTCTGCATTTATTGTTTTTGATATAACTAACTTTCCATATAAAGTTGTAGCGAAGTATAGAAATAATGAGATTAAACCGATGCTATTTCCAAGTATTATATACGAGGTAGCAAAAGGATACAATGATGCTTGGTTATTAATTGAAGTTAATGATATTGGGGATCAGGTATCTAATATTCTTCATTTTGATCTTGAGTATGATAATGTTTTAATGTGTGCGATGCGTGGTCGTGCTGGGCAAATTGTTGGATCTGGATTTAGTGGTAAAAAATCCCAACTCGGAGTTCGTATGACTGCTGCAGTTAAAAAGTTGGGATGCTCCAACCTCAAAACTTTATTAGAGGATGATAAACTCCTTACGGTAGATTATGATATTATATCAGAATTAACAACATTTGCACAAAAGCATAATTCATTTGAAGCAGAAGAAGGTTGTAATGACGACTTAGCGATGTGTCTTGTAATCTTCTCTTGGTTAGTTGCTCAGGATTATTTCAAAGAAATGACGGATAATGATGTCCGTAAAAGAATTTATGAAGAGCAGAAAAATCAAATTGAGCAAGATATGTCCCCATTCGGTTTTATATCTGATGGATTAGATGAAATGGATATTCTTGTAGAACACGGAACTGGAGACAGGTGGATGTTTGCAGGATCATCCGATAATAAACCACTAGAAGTTTGGAATTTAGATGAGTATGGAGACAGATCTTATATGTGGGACTACAGATAGATTAAACCATAGGAAATTATAAATACTTTTAGAATAATTCTGGATAGACGGAGAATAAAGATGCCGCTAAATTTAGCATCTCCTGGAATTGTAGTAAGGGAAGTTGATTTAACAATTGGAAGAGCTACTCCTTCATCAAACAAAATAGGTGCAATTGTAGCACCATTTGCTAAAGGACCTGTAGATTCTCCAACTTTGGTAGAAAATGAAAATGCATTGTTAAACAATTTTGGAGAACCATACTCAGTAGATAAGCACTATGAGCATTGGTTAGTTGCATCATCATATCTTTCTTATGGTGGTTCACTCAGAGTTGTAAGAGCTGATGATGCACAACTGAGAAATGCTTTCGTTGGAACTGCATCCAGTGTAAAAATTAAGAGTTTACAGCATTACGAAGAACTTGGTTACGACGATAATACTATTGCTGATGTTGTATTTGCATCAAAGAACCCTGGTTCTTGGGCAAATGGTCTCAAAGTAGCGATTATTGATGCTAAGGCAGACCAAATTCTCGGAATCAATACAACTGGAGCTGTTGTAGGTTACGGAATTACCCAAGCTTTAACCGGTATCGTTGCTGGTGTTGGTGCAACTTCTGCAGCATCTGGATATTTAAAAGGAATCATTACTGAGATTGGTTCAGGTACGATCGGCGTAAAAGTTTTAAGTCAGGTATCTGTTGCAGGAACCGAAACTGCAGTTGATTATCAACCAAATGGTTTATATTCATTCACAACTACAGGTAATGTAACAGTAATCAATAACAGCAGTGTTGGAGTTTCAACTACTGCAGTTTCTTTATCGTTTGATTGGTTTGATCAACAAACAATTGGTCTAACAACCACATCATCAATTAACTGGAATAATGTAGCACCAAGACCATCGACCACTGCATACGCTGATGCAAGAAATTCCAGATTTGATGAAGTTCACGTTGTAGTTATTGATGCTATCGGAGAGGTAACTGGAAATGCAGGAACCATTCTAGAAAAGCATTTAAGTCTTTCTAAAGCAACCGATGCTGAATTTTCTGCAGGATCTCCATCCTATTGGAGAAAGTATCTTGCAACTAATTCCGAGTATGTTTTCGCTGGCGGAGCACCTGCAGGTATTGTAACTACAGGATTTAGTTCTGGATTCGCCAAAGTTACCGATATCGGTTGGGATCAACCAGCTGAAGGAATTACCTTTGCTGCTACTGGAGCAACAACGAATACATTAACTGGCGGCAAAAATTACGATGGATCAGTAGGTTTAACAACTGCAGGAGCTCTAACTGTAGATCTATCAAATCTCTCTGCTGGATATGATCTTTTTGAAAATACAGAGAACTTTAAGGTAGACTTCCTCTTAATGGGATCTGCTGGATATGGTAAAGAAACTGCTCAAGCACTTGCAAACAAGTTAATCTCTGTAGCAGAACTTAGAAAAGATTCGATCGCATTCATTTCACCATATAGGGGAGCAGCAATTACTGATACATCATCACAAACTGCTGTAACAGTAAATTCTGCAGAAACTATCACATCTAACGTTCTATCATTCTACTCTTCAATTGCTTCTTCGTCATATGCAGTATTTGATAGTGGATATAAGTACATGTATGATAGATTCTCAAATACTTTCAGATATGTTCCTCTGAATGGAGACATTGCAGGTCTTTGTGCTCGTAATGATATCAATAACTTCCCTTGGTATTCGCCCGCAGGAACTTCAAGAGGCGCAATTCTGAACGCAGTAAAACTACCTTACAACCCATCAAAATCACAAAGAGATCGCCTCTATAGCAATAGAGTTAATCCAGTTATTTTCTCACCAGGTGCTGGAATTATTCTCTTTGGAGATAGAACTGCTCTTGCTAAGGCATCAGCATTTGATAGAATCAATGTTCGTCGTCTCTTTGTTTATCTTGAGGACGCTATTTCCCAGGCAGCAAAAGATCAACTCTTTGAATTCAATGACGAGATCACTAGAACGAACTTTGTAAACACTATTGAACCTTTCCTCCGTGATGTTCAAGCTAAGAGAGGTATTTTTGATTACGTTGTTGTTTGTGATGAAACAAATAACACAGCTGCTATTATAGATAATAATGAATTCGTTGCTGATATCTATATTAAACCTTCCAGATCGATTAACTTCATCGGTCTGACCTTCATCGCCACCAAGACTGGTGTTGACTTTGAAGAAGTAATCGGAACATTCTAATTAACCTAGAGGTTTAACAACTATGGCAACCAGAGAACAAATCAATAATATTCCTTTAAGGAAGATTACTGACTTCAAGAGTAAACTAACCGGTGGCGGTACTAGAAGTAACCTCTTTGAGGTTGAATTAGCGTTTCCTTCAGCAATCAACGTTGATAATGTAGTTCTTGATAAGTCCAGATTTCTTGTAAAGGCAGCTGCTATCCCATCATCAAACGTAACCTCTCTTGAGGTAGCATTTAGAGGGAGAACTCTAAAACTTGCTGGAGATCGCAGCTTTGAGTCCTGGACAATTACCGTCATTAACGACACGGATTTTGCGATTAGATCTGCATTTGAGCAGTGGATGAACTACATCAACCGCCTTTCTGATAACACTGGACAAACAGACCCAACTCAATATGAAGCAGATGCTTATGTCCACCAATTAAATCGTGATGGATCTATCCTAAGATCATATCATATGTACGATTTATTCCCAACTAGCATCAGTTCAATTCCTCTTGATTATGGAACTGATTCTATTCAGGAATTCACAGTTGAACTTCAAGTTCACTGGTGGGAAGCAGTTAAGGGCACTTCTTCAGCAGCAGGCGGTTCTGATATCAACTAAATAGTATATAACAAGGTATTAAGTTTATAAAATGGCGAAACTTTTTGGTTTTTCGATTGAAGATAACGAAGACAAATCCAAATCTATAGTTTCCCCCGTCCCTCCAACCGATGAGGACGGGGTTGATTATTATATTCAATCTGGATTTTATGGACAATATGTAGATATTGAGGGTGTTTATAGGACTGAATTTGATTTGATGCGTCGCTATCGCGAAATGGCTTTACACCCAGAATGCGATAGCGCCATTGAAGATGTTGTTAATGAAGCAATTGTAAGTGATCTCTATGATTCTCCAGTAGAAATTGAACTTTCAAACTTAAATGCTAGTGATAAATTAAAGAAAATTATAAGAGAGGAATTTAAGTCTATCAAAGAGATGATGGACTTTGATAGAAAAAGTCACGAAATTTTTAGAAATTGGTACGTAGATGGTCGTTTATATTATCTAAAAGTCATTGATATCAAAAAACCTGAGGAGGGAATCAAAGAACTCAGGTATATTGATCCAATGAAAATGAAACATGTTCGTCAAGAGAAGAAAATGACGGGCATTAAGAATGAACCTATTGTAAGTAGGCTTACTTCTAATGCACAATCTTTAGATTCTGAAGCATCATACTCAGATATTGAAGAGTATTTTATCTATAGCCCAATGCCGAACTATCCAATGGGTTCTTTGAGTGGTGCATCAAAAGGATCGATTAAGATTGCAAAAGATTCTATTACTTATTGCACATCTGGTCTTGTAGATAGAAATAAGGGAACGGTTCTTTCATATCTCCATAAAGCAATTAAGGCACTCAATCAATTGAGAATGATTGAGGATTCATTAGTTATCTATAGGTTATCTAGAGCACCAGAACGTCGTATTTTTTATATTGACGTAGGTAATCTCCCAAAAGTTAAAGCGGAACAATATCTTAAAGAGGTAATGAGTCGCTATCGTAACAAACTCGTCTACGATGCAAACACTGGAGAAATCCGTGACGATCGGAAATTCATGAGTATGCTTGAGGATTTCTGGCTTCCTCGCCGTGAAGGTGGTAGAGGTACAGAAATTACTACTCTTCCTGGTGGACAAAATCTTGGTGAAATTAGTGATATTGATTATTTCCAGAGAAAACTTTATAGATCTTTAAATGTTCCAGAATCAAGAATTACCGGTTCCGGTGATGGATTTAACTTAGGTCGCTCATCTGAGATTCTTCGCGATGAACTTAAGTTTTCGAAGTTCGTTGGACGTTTGAGAAAGCGTTTTGCTCAAATGTTCAATGACATGCTTCGTACACAACTTCTTCTGAAGAACGTAGTAACTCCAGAAGATTGGGAAAGAATGGAGGATCATATTCAATATGACTTCTTATATGATAACCATTTCTCAGAACTTAAAGAGGCAGAATTACTCACCAATCGCCTAACTCTCTTAACTACCGTAGAACCATATATTGGTAAGTATTATTCTACAGAATATGTTCGTAGAAAAATTCTTCGCCAAACTGATTCCGAAATTATTGAAATCGATGAGCAAATTGAGGATGAGATCCAAAAAGGTATTCTCCCAGATCCCAATGCTCCAGTAGATGAAATGGGCAATCCATTACCACCAGCTGGTGAATCTGCTGGGCAGGCTATAGAACAAGGAGCAGGTGGAGAAGTTCCAATTGAACCAACTATTAGCGCCCCAGAAGTAGAAATCAAAGAACCCAAAGGTGGGAAGATATAAATAATCTTATATTAGCACACATTTTTTTATGGAAGAACTTATCGATTTGATTGCGACCGATGGAGCACCTTCAGATGTTTCCGACAAAATCAAAGAATTACTTTATGCTAAAGCCGCAGATAAGGTAGATGCTGCTAGACCTGAAATAGCAGCAGTAATGTTTGGTACTGAAGATCAATCCGGAGATGAAGCGTAATGGCGATAAAAATCGTTCAAAATGTAAATAGAATTTCACCAACGGTTTCCACAGCGACTACAAGTGATCCAATTGCCCTCAAAAGTGGTTACATTAGAGTTGCTGCTGGATCCACTGCAGCATATGTAGAAACTGGTGGCGATCCTGTAGCTACTGTTAATTCATTGCTTATTTCTCCTTTCGCAAATGAAGTTTTGAAAGAGAGACTTGCAAAGCAGCAAATTGCTGGAATCACTACTGGAACAACAACAGTGGTTACTTTTGATAATAATGCAGGAAATCCATTCCTGGTTGGAGATTATGTAACGATTGAAAATGCTCAACCTGCAGGTATTAATACTGTTCATCAATTAGTAACTTCTATAACAGATAGTACAGTTACGATTGCCGCAAATACTTCAACTGTAGTTGGTGTAATTACAGCAACAGGATCTACTTTATCCAGAAGTGTAAAAGTTTCAGCTCTTGCAGTTGGCGGTTCAACAAATCTAAGTATTACAGAAGTCGTTCAACTAGTTTCCGAATAAAAATGAAACTCATCACAGAAGAAATTTCAAAGGTAGAATTTATTACCGAAGGAAAAGGATCTCAAAAGAAAATGTATATTGAAGGTGTTTTCCTTCAAGGTGATATCTGTAACCGTAACGGAAGAATGTATCCTATGGAGACACTCTCTCGCGAAGTTCAGAGATATACAGAATCCTTTATCAACAAAGGTCGCGCTCTTGGAGAACTTGGACACCCAGATGGTCCAACAGTAAATCTTGATCGCGTTTCTCATAAGATTGTTTCTCTTACTAGGGAAGGAAACAATTTCAGAGGAAAAGCACAACTTCTTGAAACCCCGATGGGTAAGATTGCAAAATCACTTATCGATGAAGGTGTTTGCTTAGGTGTTTCTTCTCGTGGTGTAGGATCACTCAAGATGACCAATGAGGGTCATAAAATTGTTGGCGAAGATTTTATGCTAGCAACTGCTGCTGACATCGTTGCCGATCCTTCTGCCCCTGACGCTTTTGTTCAGGGAATTATGGAAGGTAAAGAGTGGGTCTGGGAAGGAGGAATCCTTCGTGAAAGACTAGCAGAATCTACAAAGCGTAGAATTAACACTCTAATTGATGAAAGAACACTCCAGGAACATAAAGTTCAAATGTTCCAAGATTTTCTTTCAAATCTTTAAATTATAAATAAATATAGATTATAACACAATCAATCTAAAATGTCCGTTGGTAGAAATTTACAAGAAATGGAAAACGTAGTAACCAAAGGGGCTGCACCTGCCGAACCAATGCATCACCTGGATGGAGCAACTCCAGGACAGACTGGTGGTTGGGAAGATCTTGGTGGTCCTACACCAGAAAACTATCGTCCAGATGACGGGTCTGCAGCACTCAAAACTCCAGGCGCAACTCTTGCTCAAGTGAGAAATGTAGTTAATGCTAAAGCAGCAGCTGCCGAGCCAATGAAATCTCTTGCTAAGGAAGAGGTTGAAGATGAAGAGGATCTTGTCGAAGATGAAGAAGATCTAGAAATCGGTGAAGAGGAAGTAACCGAAGCTAAGCACGAAGAAGAGGAAGAGGAAGAAGAAGAGGAGGAAGAAGAAGAGGAAGAGGGTGGTAAGAAAAAGAAAATGGAAGAAGAGTTCGACATCGAAGAGGATGTTAATGCTCTTCTTGCAGGTGAAGAGCTTTCTGAGGAATTCCAAGAGAAAGCACGTACCATCTTCGAAGCAGCAATCAAATCTAAGGTTGCTGAAATCAAAGAAGATCTAGAATCAAAGTATGAAGCAACTCTTATTGAAGAGATTGCTCAAATTAAAGAAGGTCTTACTGAGCGTGTTGATGCATACCTTGAGTATGTTGCTGATGAGTGGATTCAAGAGAATGCACTCGCAGTTGAGCACGGTCTTAAGACTGAAATGACCGAATCATTCCTTGCAGGAATGAAGAGTCTTTTTGAAGATCATTATGTAACAATCCCTGAAGATAGATATGATGTTATCGAGAGTATGGTAGATAAACTTGATGAAATGGAAGAAAAACTCAACGAGCAAATTGAAAGAAATGTTGCTCTGAATAGAAGATTAGCCGAGTCGGTTGCTGATGTAATCTTTGCAGAAGTCGCTGAGGGTCTTGCACTTTCTCAGAAGGACAAACTCGCTTCTCTTGCCGAAAATGTTGAGTTTGATGGTGAAGAGAGCTATCGTGAGAAGCTAGTAACTCTGAGAGAATCTTATTTCTCAACCAGAACTGCTGGTACTCAAAGAAACGCTAGTGAAAATCTGTCTGAATCAACAGATATGAGCAATGCTCAAGAAGTTGGAAGCACAATGAGTGCATATCTTCAGACTCTCCAAAGAGTTTCTAAAAAGTGATTTTTAAATCATAAATCAAACTAACACTTCTAAAGAGGTAAAATCCAATGCAAATGTTCAATACCGAGCATCTGCAGGAGAAGTGGGCACCGCTCCTCGACTATGATGGTCTTGATCCTATCAAAGATTCACATCGTAGAGCTGTAACCGCAATCCTGCTCGAAAACCAAGAGAGAACCATCCGCGAAGAGCGTGAGTTCCTCTATGAGTCCCCAACCAATAGCACCGGAACCAGCACTGGAGCTGGTACTGGATTTAGTGCTGCAAGCACCGGTGCTATGCAAGGTTTCGATCCCGTACTGATCTCACTGATCCGTCGTTCGATGCCTAACCTGATCGCCTATGATCTCTGCGGCGTTCAACCAATGAACGGTCCTACTGGACTGATCTTCGCAATGCGTTCACGTTACACCAACCAGTCTGGAACCGAAACTTTCTACAACGAAGTAGATTCGGCATTCTCTGGTCAAAGTGCATCGTTCGACCAGACCGAAGGTTGGACAAACGGTGCTGTTGGTATGGGTACTACCGCTCAGCGCGGATCAAATCCATCAGTTCTAGATCCAAGCAACCAAGCAAATAACGCTGCTCCTGGCGACAGTGCTTATAACGTTGGTCAAGGAATGAGAACTGACAACGCAGAATCGCTTGGCGAATCTGATCAGTTCAACCAGATGGCATTCTCAATCGAGAAGGTCACTGTAACCGCTAAGTCACGCGCCCTCAAGGCTGAGTACTCACTTGAGCTTGCTCAGGACCTCAAGGCAATCCACGGTCTGAATGCTGAGGCTGAACTCGCAAACATTCTCTCAACTGAGATTCTTGCTGAGATCAACCGCGAAGTTATCAGAACCATCTACAAGATTGCTAAGCCTGGTGCTCAAGTCAATACCGCTACCGCTGGTACTTTTGACCTCGACGTTGACTCCAACGGTCGTTGGTCGGTTGAGAAGTTCAAGGGTCTGATCTTCCAGATCGAGCGCGACGCTAACGCGATTGCTCAGCAAACTCGTAGAGGAAAGGGTAACACTATCCTTTGCTCTGCTGACGTTGCTTCGGCACTTGCAATGGCTGGTGTTCTCGATTACACCCCTGCACTCAACGCTAACCTGAACGTTGACGACACCGGTAACACCTTCGCTGGTGTTCTCCAAGGTAAGTATCGCGTATACATTGACCCATATTCGGCAAACGTAGCACCTAACCAGTTCTATGTTGTTGGTTATAAGGGTTCTAGCCCATACGATGCTGGTCTGTTCTATTGCCCATATGTACCTCTCCAGATGGTACGTGCCGTTGGCGAGAACACCTTCCAGCCTAAGATCGGCTTTAAGACCCGTTACGGAATGGTTGCTAACCCATTCGCTGAGGGTCTTACCCCAGGCGCTGGTGCTCTGACCACCAATGCTAACACCTACTACAGAAGAGTCAAGGTTGCTAACCTGATGTGATTTAATTCACAACTCGATCTAGAGGGTCTTTGGACCCTCTTTTTTTTTATCTAAATACAAATAAAAAGATGAAAACGTTTAAAGAGTTTTTATCAGAAGCTCAAGTTTTAGCATATAAAAACTATAAACCAGGAGTTCTTGATAAGAAAACTGGAAAATTTACATCAAAACCTCATAGCGATGTTGAGCAAAAGAGATATGGGTGGAAACCCGTAAATGTTAGTTCTTATAGTAAAGCAGACACCCCAGGTTCATTAACTGCTAGTGGAGAACGTTTTAATGATAAGCAACGATTAGTCGCTGTCCCATATGCATCTAGAACTAGTAATAAACCATCAACTCCATTTGGTACAAAACTACAAATGACGATGGCTCCAGGGACAAAGGCACCCATAGCAACAACTAAAGTATCAGACACTGGTAATTTTGGACCTGCTGGAAACTATAATAAGTCAACAAGTTACGATTTAGCGTTACAGACAGCTAGAGATGTTTCGGGAAATCCAAAAATTACATCAAGAGATTTTGGAAAGAAAACAATTTATGTGAAAACTGCTCAAGATTCGCAAACAGCAAAGGTAAAACCCAATAAGAGGTAAAAAATGGCTTGTAATTTCCCAAACCAAATTACGAATAGAAATTTTTTATCGCCAGTTGGTTTTAAGTTCACTCTAGCAAAGGAACCAACTGTTCCATTTTTTTGTAACTCGGCAAGAATACCAGAAATCACTCTTTCTGTTCTACAACAACCGACTTACCTTAAGGATCTGGATGTTCCTGGAGGCAAGTTGCAATATGGTGATTTAATTCTGAGATTTATTGTTGATGAAAATATGGAAAATTATATGGCGATTCATAATTGGTTAACTGGTCTTGGTTTTCCAGAAACTACACAGCAATACAAAGATTTAATTACAGATAGAGATGATATTCTCGATCCAAAAGAAGCATTTAGTGATGGTAGTCTGTACGTTCTCGACAGCAGCTATAATACGAGTGCTATTGTTAAATTTAAAGATCTTTTCCCAGTAGGATTATCATCTCTTGAATTTGATTCAACACAAACTGATATCCAGTACTTTACAGCAGACGTGACTTTCAAGTATACTGTCTATAACATCCTAGGCACTGACGGTCAAGCTTTATGAATCTTGAGCAAATACAGGAGATGTGGCAGAAAGATTCTGTCATTGATCCTGATAATTTACATGATGAATCTTTAAAAATTCCACAACTACATGCAAAGTATTATACAATCTACAATACAATCACTCTGCTGAGAGAAAAGGCAAGAGAAACTTTCAACAGAGTAAAACTAGAACGCTATAACTACTACACAGGAAAGGCACCAGCAGAGGTTTACGTCGAAGAACCATTTCCGTATAAGGTAAGAGAAAAGGACGCCATACAGAGGTATATGGACGCAGATGAGAAGTTAAATAAAGTGGAGTTGAAGATAAGATACTACGATATTATGCTCAAATTTCTTGAAGAGATTATTAAGTGCATATCTAACAGAACTTATCAAATTAAGAATAGCATAGAATGGTCGAAGTTTACCGCAGGATATAATTGAGGTAGAAATGCCTCTTTTTTATTATAAATACATTAGCGACTGAAACCTCAAATGAGAAGCGATTTTTATGTTTATGCTTATTTAAGAGAAGATGGAAGTCCTTATTATATTGGAAAAGGTACTGGAAGAAGAGCGTACCAAAAAAATAAAAAAACACACAAATTTGTAAATATTCCAGAAAAAGATAGAATAGTTATTTTATTGAATAACCTTACAGAAGAACTTGCTCTTGAAAAAGAAAAAGAACTTATTTTAAAATATGGTAGAAAAATTGATGGAGGAATATTAGTAAATGTTACTGAGGGTGGAGAAAGGGGGTTTGCTTGTATGAAAGGAAAAAAACATACAGAAGAAAGTAAGAAAAAAATGTCTGAGGCGCACAAAGGCAGGTCAGTATGGAATAAAGGTCTAGTCGGCGCACAAACTCACAGTGAAGAAACAAGACAAAAATTATCTGAAATAGGGAAAGGTAATAAAAGTAGAACAGGTCAAAAACAAAGTGAAGAAGAAAAAAGAAAGAAAAGTGAGTCTCTTAAAAAATATTACGCTGAGAGGAGATCGCAAGGTTATAAGAGATGAATAAATATGTATAGAAGTGAACTATATGTATGTCTCATTTGGTGATATCTAAAAAAAATGAGGTTTATCTTGAAGTAAAGGCGGAACCTCACGTTTACTATGAATTGGCGGACCAATTTACTTTTGAAGTCCCCAATAGTCGTTTTATGCCCCAGTATAGAAGTAGGCACTGGGATGGAAAAATTCGCTTATTTAACACACAAACTGGTGAAATATACGTAGGTCTTCTAGACAAACTCATTCGCTTTTGCGAGAATCACGAATATACATATGAGTTTTTAGATAATAAATTCTATGGTCTTCCCTTTGAAATCAATGAAATGATTTCCAAAGAAGGTGTGAAAGATTATATGCATTCAATTAGCAAATACGCCCCTCGGGAATATCAAGTTGAGGGAGTATACGACGCTTTACGACATAATAGAAAGTTGTTGATATCTCCAACTGCTTCTGGAAAGTCGTTGATGATATATTCGATTGTGAGATATTACGTTGAGAAAGGGCAAAATACTCTGATAGTCGTTCCAACGACATCCCTTGTAGAGCAGATGTATAAAGACTTTGCAGATTATGGATGGGACGTGGGTTCATTTTGCCACAAAATTTACGCTGGAAAAGAAAGAGAAACTGACTCTCAGGTGATTATCACAACCTGGCAGTCCATCTACAAACTTCCCCGTCAATACTTTTCAAGATTTAATGTGGTCGTCGGAGATGAAGCACACCAGTTCAAATCGAAGTCATTAGTATCTATAATGTCCAAACTTTCCGATTGTAAGTATCGGTTTGGATTTACAGGAACACTGGATGGATCACAAACTCATAAGTGGGTTTTGGAAGGATTATTCGGACCATCATACAAAATCATCAGAACTGACGAACTGATGCAGAAGGGTCATGTTGCAAAACTAGACATCAACATTCTTCTATTGAAACACCCACCGAATAAGTTTGAGAACTTTGAGGAAGAAGTTCAATATATTATTAATCACGAAAAACGCAATAAGTTTATCAAGAATCTTGCGCTTGATCTTAAAGGAAATACTCTGATTCTATTTTCGAGAGTCGAAGGTCATGGTCAACCTTTATATGATCTCATAAATAAGAGTATCGCTGAAAATCGTCATGTATTCTTTGTACATGGTGGTGTTGATACCGAAGATCGAGAAAAGGTCAGGGAAATTACTGAAAAGGAAAACAATGCTATCATCGTTGCTTCTTACGGCACTTTTTCTACTGGTATTAACATCCGAAATTTACATAATGTTATCTTTGCTTCCCCTAGTAAATCAAGAATCAGAAACCTCCAATCAATCGGACGAGTCTTAAGAAAAGGAAATAATAAAACAAAAGCAACTCTATATGATATTGCTGATGAT